TGGTAATATATAGAATTTTGTAACGTCATAACCACTGAGTGGAACATCAGCCTGAGCCTGTACCAACAATGCATCATTGATTTCCAGATCTTTGGGTCTGGTACTCATTTGATCACCCACTGTAGTGGGTGTTGTTACTTCTTGCCAGTAATTAGTGTCAGTGATATCAGTTCCTGCTGGCACATTTTGTTGTGCAACATAATAGGTACCACCATTGTTAACTGTCTCGCCCGACGGATAAAAATTACCCGAATCCCAGATGTTTTCCGGCATAAATGGTTGGTCAATGATTTGGCTATACTCTTGAGCGTTGACCAACGGTGTGGCTTTGATACGCCACAGGTGTGGTAACCAAGTTTGGCTAAAGCCTTCACTGGCATAGTTGCCATCCTGTATCACATAATATCTAGGCAATGCATTAGGTATTGCACTATTCAATGGATGGTAGTCTTTTAAATTAGGAACTTCAATAACATCACCCACCATGAGTTTGCGTCCAAAAGTGTCAATCATGTTGTTGTAGTGAAATGTAATAAACAAGGTATCGTTGTTTAAAAATAGTCCAAATTGTGTCAGGTCAAAGTCAACGTCTTGTGTACGATAAACACCACGCATGATATACACGTCCGGGTCATAGGCTCGATCACGGTTTTCCAACAACAGCAAATCTTCAATAAACAACGGATTGGTAGTGTCGTAGGTTGGCAAGGTAGCGTCACCAGGATTGTTGGTCTGTTCTGGATCTACTATAGGCCCAAGATACTTGTGAATATAGATGTCAATTCCGCCAACAGTAAACATTTCTTTGATGGTGCGATCAAAGAATCGATAATCGTTGGTTTTATTAGGGCGGTAAAGGCTCAGGCGTGGAATTTTAATTCTCCTATATATAGTATTTAGCGGTTAGATTGACTAGTAATTCAAAAGCTCGTATAATTACAAACATGAACGAACTATTTCAACGCCTGGATCGTGCAGAACGAGCCATAGCCAATGTCAAAAATAAGGTGGCCCGTAAAGACCTGTTAAAAATGGTTCGCGCAATAGATCATGCTATTACTGTTGCAGATATGGAAAGTGTAGAATGCCGCAGATTGCGTCGAGAAACATCACACTATAAAGAACTAGTGCAAAAAGTAAACAATTTACTTACCAACTTAGAACAGCACATAACCTTTGCTAATCTGCTTGGTTGACAAATGGGCAATTTTCACATATAATACATGTATGGCTAAAACAATTGAAATTAAACGATTAAACCCCAAAGGGGCAGATTCCAAATATCTTGGGTTTGAACCTGAATGGACCACCCAACCGGCAGAAGAAAAAAGAGTCGGTTCAATGGCCAAGGCATTTCATTGGTACAACTACCACTACGGTAAAAAAGATGCCAAAGACATGTTGTGTCATTATTTAGAACACAATGGACGAACAAAAGACGCTCGAACAATGCGAGGCATTCCAGACAGCCAAATTCGTCTGACACCAGCCTGGGTGTGTCGTATGACCTTGATTGGACTAGAGTTAAAACCACACGAGCAAGAAAATATCAATGAGCAACTGAATGAAATGCTCATGTCAAAACAAGAAGCCAAGAAGGCACAGTCAGAAGTTGATGCTGACGCTGTAACAGCAAAACTGACAATTCAAGATCACCTGCGTGAAAAAGTTTCAGAATGCTGTGGTGAGCTCGAAGGCATGTTTGACGATTTCATTGACGCCGGCGCAAAGATGTCAGCTGATTTTAAACCACTGATGCTGATGCGTGGTATGAATATTAGTCCCAACATGATCAGCACAGTTTCACGAGTTTGGCTATTACGACTAGAAGAATTTAACGAAGTGCTGGACGGCAAAGACCCTCAGTTGGTTGAAGGGTATAGCCATCTTACAAAAATACAACTTCGTAATTGCGTAAAATTCTGTGAAACTGTAATTAACGATTGCAACAGTTATGTTCAACTGAAAAAAGTAGAACGCAAACCACGTGCTAAAAAAGCCGTGAGTCCTGAAAAACAAACTCGTAATTTCAAGTTCCTTAAAGAATTTGCAGACCTTAAACTTAAATCCGAACCAGTCACTAAATTAGTCGGTGCCACCGAAGCTTGGTTGTATGACACAGCAAAACGTAAATTAATCCATGTGCTGGCAGATAGCCATGTAGGAACATTTTCAGTCAAAGGATCAGCAGTAATAGCGTTTGACGCTCAACAAACTGTGCAAAAAACTCTGCGTAAGCCTGCCGAACAACTCAAAGCAGTTACTGGTGTTGGAAAACCAGCTGCACGTAAAGCATTTGCTGCAATCAATGCAACAGAAACCAAATGGAATGGCCGTGGCAACGATAATTTAATCATCCTTTGGGCTTGGTAAAAACTGCTAAATACAAGGAACGGAGCTTTCCTACATGGCCTTAGAAAATCAAGCTAGTCTAGACACTTTAAAACAGAATCTTTTTGATTATGTGCGTTTACAGTTGGGCGATCAGATCATTGACATTGAGCTGGATGCTGCCCACTACGAAGCTGCGTATCAACGCACAATTGGTGTATACCGTCAACGGGCACAGAACGCATACGAAGAAAGCTACAGCTTTTTAGAGCTAGTGACCAATGTGAATATCTATGATATGCCACAGGAAGTTATCACTGTTCGACAAATTTTTCGTAGAACATTTGGCGACAGCACAGGTCCGTTTGCATCAAACTTTGATCCGTTTAGTCAGGCCAGCATGAACGTTTACCTAATGAACTTCAACGTAGCAGGTGGACTTGCAACCTATGATTTTTACAGTCAGTATGTGGAGTTGGCTGGACGTATGTTTGGCGCCTACATGAATTATACTTACAATCCTGTGACCAAAAAATTACAGTTGATCCGTGATCCCAAAGGCACCGGAGAAGCAGTGCTGATGTGGTGCTACAATCTTAAACCAGAATTTAATCTGCTGAGTGATTTCCAAATCTCGCAATGGATCCGTGACTACATGGTTGCAGCCTGTAAAATGATCATTGGTGAAGCACGTGAGAAATTTGGAACCATAGCAGGCCCACAAGGTGGCGGCACACTCAATGGTACTGCAATGAAAGCCGAATCACAAACCCAGATGGATGCCCTGCTGGAAGATCTACGTAGGTATGTAGATGGTAGCCAACCACTTACTTGGGTAATTGGTTAACATACACTAGACTTTATTCTAAAATCCTGCTATAATTATAGTATGGACTTAATGATTGACCTTGAAGGTCTGGGCACAGGGCCTGACACTACTATTTTAACTATAGCCGCCCAGGCGTTTGATCCGTTTGGTGCTGGTTACTATAACCAGCAATATTATGCTCGCATCACGCTAGAAAGTCAAGAAACCCGTAGTATACAACAAGGCACTATAGATTGGTGGGCAACTCAACCTGCGGCCGCACGTGACGAAGCATTCATGGAAGGTGGTCGAATTGACTTAGACCAGGCGTTGGATAGCCTAGGCAAATTGGTATGGCATGCCAAACGAGTATGGGCACAAGGGCCGACTTATGATATGAACATACTTGAACATGCGTATAAAAGTTATGGCAAACCTATTCCGTGGCAGTTCTACAATGTGCGTGATAGCCGAACTGTGTTTAGTTTATGGCCAGAGCTGCCCAAGCCACCGACAACACATCATGCGTTAGAAGATTGTCGTAGGCAAATTGATATGTTGCAACTAACTCTTAAACAATTAAATGTAAAGGCGTTATCATGAAAGTGTTGGTCAACGGATGCAGTCATTTGGCCGGTACTGAATTGGATGCTAAGGCTAAGATTGCAAGAACCTTGACCTGGCCAAATTTAATTAACGGTTGGTCTGAAGTAGTTAATATTTCAGCCGCAGCATCAAGTAATGATTCAATTTGTCGTAGAACAATTGTAGAACTTGACAAAAACAATTATGATTTTGTATATATTCAGTGGACTCATTTTGACCGCATTGAACTTCAAATACCGTTTTATAAAGAACAAGGTATTAAACACGAATGGTTTTGTATCAACAGTGGAAATGCTGTTGAAAAAACTGATCTCAATGGCAACGCTGACTTGATATTTGATGCGTCTCGTAGTATTTTTTTAAAACAATTCAACGACACATGGTTTAAAAATTTCAACGTTGCACAAATAGTAATGTTACAAACCTATTTAAAACATCGCAATATATCTTATCAATTTGGGTTTGTATTAACCGATGAATGTCAACAAGTCAAAAAGACTTCGCTTGTTGACATGGATCGAGTTGTTGATCTTGCATGGATTGATTTTTGTAACACATACCAGTTTAGTCGAATTTTAGTCCATTATGGGCATGATGCTCACACAGCGTATGCTCATCGTATTAATTTATTAAGGAACTGACATGATTATTGGAATTTGTGGACTGATTGGAAGTGGCAAAGACACTATAGCCGACTACTTGCAAAATATACATCAATTTCGCAGGGAAAGTTTTGCTCATGCTCTTAAAGATGCAGTGGCACAGGTGTTTGGATGGGATCGAGACCTGTTGGAAGGCCGCACCAAAGAATCTAGAGCCTGGCGTGAACAGGTAGATCCATGGTGGGCTCAACGCTTAAAGATGCCACATTTGACTCCTAGACATGTGTTGCAAGTGTGGGGAACAGAAGTTGCTCGCCGTAGTTTTCACGATGACATTTGGATTGCGGCCTTAGAAAACAAACTGAGAAAAACCACGGATGATGTGGTAATTTCAGACTGTCGTTTTCCTAACGAAATCAAAAGTATTCGACGTGCCGGTGGTATTGTTATTCGTGTTGTGCGCGGTCCAGAACCCGAGTGGTACAACATAGCTGAGACTGTAAATCGCGGACCGGTTCGTAACACCGACTGGGCCCTGAGTAAACATCGTTTGGAAAAATATCATGTGCATGCCAGCGAGACTGCTTGGATTGGTACAAAATTTGATGCGGTAATTGACAACAACGCCGACGGACTAGACAATCTGTATAGTCAAATCAAAGATCTGGTTCTAGCTCACCAGGTGTCCAAGGCCGGTCCATCCGTTTGATTTCTTCAATGCAATTTAAACATACAGTTTGTAAATTGCGTAAATTGGTGTTGTGTTGATTACTGTCAACATGATACACCAGTAGTTGACTGGCATACCGTGATCTAAAACTGCAACGATCACATACAAGTTTTTTCTTGTAACCCGCTGTCTTCCATCTAGGCTCTGGTGGTTTAATGCTACGTTTTTTAGCAATGCATTGTCCACACCGATTTCGATAGTGTGCAACTTCGTCACGATAGTAATTGATAGCACAGGGCCGCTGGCGGCATGCGGGGCAAACAGGTCTAATCATGATGTATTTACCATGAAAACCTTTGCCAAAGGCCGCTATTCTTTCTTCTTTTTGCCTTTTGATATAAATATTAGCAACTAGAAAAAAGGATTCTTACCATGGCACTATTATCACCAGGCGTTGAAGTTACAGTTGTTGACGAAAGTCAATATATACCAGCCGCTGTTAACTCGGTTCCTTATATCTTACTTGC